TGGCCGGTCGCGTGGGGCATCATCGGCAGACCGCTATCGCGATGGCTGCAAGCCGATCGGTGGGTCGAGTTGACCCGCGGGATCGTGCCGGGTGGCGCGCCGCCTGGATGCGCATCCGCTGTGATCGCCGCAGCCGCGCGGTGGGCAAGGCAAAATGGATACACAGGGATGGTCAGCTATACGCTGGAGCATGAACCTGGTACATCCTACAAAGCCGCGGGCTGGCTACAAGTTGGCTTGACAGCTGGTGGTCAATGGCGATGCAAAAGCCGTCACCGTATGGACAGGCTGGGGGCTATCGCTGCGCCAAAACGGCGCTGGTGTCCAGCATGGGCGCTACCAGCTGCGATTGCCCGCGGATGGGAGGTGACACAGTGAGGCGCCCCGGCGCTTGGTTCGGCGGGGATGGTGACGCTGAGGACGCGCCAGACCCGCGGCACCCCGAGCCCGCCGAGTGGCGCGTGCGAGCGCGCCCACCTCGGGGCGAGTGGTGCGACTACGGGCGCCAGCGGCGGGCGGTGGCTGAGGCCATGGCCGCCCGCTGGCGGGCCCGTGGCTGGGATGCGGTGGTGGTGGATGAGCGGGTGCAGCGCCCGCTTTGGGATGGGGTGGAGCCTGAGCGCGAGCCGGTCCGCGTGGTGCGGGCTGAGCGGGTGAGGGCGGGTGCGCCGCTGGGCGCGATGCCGGGGCAGACCTGGCTATGGGGGGACGATGACCACCGATAGAGCAGCAATGGACCGCGAGATGGCTGTGATGCGCCTGGTGCATGAGATGCGCGGGGAGGCAAGCGCGGTGCGCCGCGAGCTGGGCGAGGTGGTGGCCGCCATCGAGCGCATCCGCGCGCTGATGGTGCGGGTGCTGGTGTACAGTGCCATCGCGGCAATCGCTGCGCCGGTCTGCGCCGCGCTGCTGAGCTGGCTTGCTGGCGATAGCTGAGGCCGGTAGCGTCACCGCCTTGCGTGCTTTAGGGGGACCGCGCCGGTCCCCCTTCCGCCGGTTGGCCCGCTCCGCACCACCGGGGCGGGCCCTTTGTTTGCATGCGGCGCTGTGGTGGCGTAGGATGCGCCCATGGCCTCCCTCTGGCGCCGCCTCACCTTTGCCATCCGCTCCCTTCTCGGCCCTGCCGCGGAAGCGGAGACGCGCGCCCGCTTGCTCGGGCTACCAGCGCCCGCAGTGCTGCCGAGCGAAAGCGCCGCCACCATCGGCGGCCAGGATGCGGCCCGCGCCGCTTCGCGCTCTGCGCTGGTGGCCGCCATCATGGGGTCATCCTACGGCCAGACCTGCGCCAGCCGCACCGCTACCGCCATCGCTGACACCCCGCTCACCGTGCGGGCGCGCGATGGCCAGCCGTTGGAGATGCCAGCGGTGGGCGCCCTGTTGGCCACCGCGCAGGGGCAAGAGCACGGGCTTCTGCTACAGATGGCGCTCGATGTGCTCGTCGATGGCAACGCTTTTGTCGAGCTTCGCGGCGCGCCCACAGCGGCATCTCCGGCCCTCGGGCTGCTGGTCCGCCACGATCCGGGGGACGTGACCCCGGTGGCTGATGCCGAGGGCCTGCGGGTGGTGGCCTACCGGGTGCAGACCCAAGCGGCGCAGTACACCGTAGGCCTTGACCGGATGTGCCACGCGCGGCTTTTGACGGTCCGCGAGCGGCCCGACCACCTGTTGGGCCTGTCGCCGCTCTATGCGCTGTTGGGCGAGCTACAGGGCGACCGCGGGCTGAGTGACTACCTAGCCACGCGCCCGCATGGCACCGAGGATGGCGTGCTGCTGCGCTCGCGTGCGCAGAGCACCGCAGACCTGGCCGACCATGTGCGGCTGGTCACACAGACGCGGCGGCGCACGGGCCTATGGGTGGCCACCGAGGGCGCCGAGGTGGCGAGCCTCGGGGCTGGTGTCGGCACCCCGCGCGATGAGCTTCCGTTGCGGGAGGATGTGCGGAAGGCCGTCATTCTCGCGCTGGGCCAGCCGCCGATCCTGTACGGCTTCAGTGTGACCAACGATAGCGCGGCCACGTTGCAGGTTCGCGATGCCGCCGAGGCGCGCCGCGACCTGGCCGCGGTGCTGACCCGCGCTTTGCAGCCGGTGGTGGACGCGGTGGCGACACCGGGCCAGCGGCTCGCGGGCGCGCATCTGGCGCACGACTGGACCGCCGAGACGGCGCTGGAGGCGCTCGCCGCCGAAGAGCAGCGGGCCCGTCTGGCCGCCGCCGCCATCGCTGCGGGTGCCGCACCTGCCGCCGCCTATGAAGCGCAGGGCCTTCGCTGGCCCGTCGCCATCAATCCCGCCGCCGAGCTGCGGCTAGTGAGGGCACGATGAACCGCCGTTCTGGCCGCCTTGCCATGGATGTGCTGCGCCCCGAGGGCGCTACCACCTACGCCCTCAACACGGGCTCAGCCTATGGCGGCGAGCTTTGGCTGACCGGCCCGATGCGCCTGCGGTTGGGTCAGCCCGGCGATGAGCTGGTCATGCTCCGCGAGCACGACCGGTCCCGCGTCATCGGCGCGTGGACTGGTGTGCGGGTGGATGGGCGCTCTGTGGTGGCCTCCGGTGTGCGTTTTGGCGACACGGAGGACGCCCGCGAGCAGCAGAGCCTGTTCGAAGGCGGGCTGTTGCGCGCCGCATCCATCGGCTTCTCTGGCCGCTGGCGGTCGCCGGATGAGCTTCAGCCGCTGGAGCTGTTGCAGCTTGCCGCCGAGGGCGCCGACCTGGAGCGGGTGCGCAGCGTGATTGATGACGTTGAGGTGTATGAAGCCTCCCTCGTGGCTGTCGGCGCCGATGAGATGGCGCGGTGGTCGATGGATGGCGGCGAGGGTGAGGGTGAGGGCGAAGATGAGGGCGAGGGCGCCGAGGTGCCAGACTACGCCCGCATGATGATCGCCCATCTCATCGCCGAGCATGGCTTCACCGAGGCCGACGCCATCGCCCGCGTGCTCGGGCCATCAGTGGGCCCGCTGCCGCTGCCGATGCCGCCCGCAGATGCGCCCGCCGAGCCTGCGCCGGTGGAGGATGCCGCGCTGGCGGCTGGTGTGCTCTTTGCGGTTCCCGCCGCCATTCGCGGCGCGGCACAGCAGGGGCTCGATTGGCGCACCGAGTACCGCCGCGGCGGCACGCCATCCGGTGTCCGCACCGCCCGCGCGCTCGCGTCTGGCCGCGTGGACCCCGAGCTGCTGCTGACCATCCGCGCATGGTGGGCCCGGTTCTCGCAGGTGGAGGGCCCGATGGAGGACACCAGCGGTCGCCCCACCCCGCTCGCCATTGCCCGCGCGCTGTGGGGTGGTGACACCGCGCAGGCATGGGCGGAGGCTCATGAGGCTGAGGCCCGCGCAGAGATTGACGGCGCAGATGGGGAGATGACCGCGCGGTGCGGCGTGCTCCACCTGCTGACCACCGCACCGGCGGCTCCCGGTATCGCCCACCTGCTGCGCTGAGCAGCCCAAGGAGGCCATGATGGCCATCGACCTCTCCAGCCCCGAGGGGCTGCGCACCACCCTGGAGGGCATCCTCGCCCGCCAGGACGACACCCAAGCCGCTCTCGCCAAGATGGCGGGCCCCGGCATCACCGCCGAGGCCGCGCTGGACGGCTCCGGTGTGGCCGCCTTCCGTGCCGCTAACGGCGGTCTGCGCCTCGCCGCAGCCACCCGCCGCGAGACTGTGCAGCATGAAGGTGAGACGTACGTGGTCGAAGCCACCGTCCCCGGCCTGCTGGACCGTGGCGCCGAGGCTCACCTGAGCGCCGGTGAGGCCGCGACTGTCGCCGCCTATCGCCAGCACCTCGGCGAGCTGAACGCCTGCAAGGCGCTCGGCGTCCGCGCTCTGCCCAGCGACATGCTCGGCCAGTTGCTCCACGTCGCCGAGGGCGCCCCGGTGACCATGCGCGCCGAGCTGACCGCCCACGCCCGCAGCGTGGCCGGTGCCATGAGCGCCAGCATGCGGCGCCACGGCAGCCTCGCCAGTTCCAGCGCGGGCGGCGCGAGCGTCCCCGGCTATTCCTGGGTGGCTGATGACTACATGCCCGATGCGGTGGACGTGACCGATGGCGCGGTGGGCCTCTATGACACCATCCTCGCCACCGCTGGCGGTCCCGGCCTGCACCAGACCGCCAAGCTCAAGCTGCGGGTGCTCACCGGCACCGGCGGCATGAACATCTTTGGCCGCCAGACCACCAACACCATCGGCGCGTACCCCAAAACCGACGTGGCCACCGATGTTTTGGAGTTGACCGGCAAGCGCGCGGTCCACGCATCCATCATCGACGGCGCGATGCTCCGCGACCCGCGTGAGGCGGTCGATTGGCTCGCTCTGCACCGCCGCGCCGGTGCGCTCAGCCTGGCCGCCACCGCGGACTACATCCTGCTGCACGGCGATGAGCAGACCGCCCCGGCCTCGCACGCCTACGGCACCGCTGGCCTCGCCGCGCTGGTGCTCGACCACCGCGACGCGGTGAGCGCCGGTTCGGCTACGGACCCGCTGCTGCTGGCCGATGGTGTGCGGACGATGGCGGTGGACCGGTCCACCACCGTCGATCTCGCCACCTCGCTGAGCGTCACCGCCGCCAACGTGTTCGCCTCGCAGACCAACGCGCTGGCCGCCATCAAGGCCGTGCGCGGCCTGGTGGGCTCGCAGTACAAGCGCGGTGTCGCGATCGTGGTCACCCAAGAGGTGGCCGATCAGTTCGCTCGCCTGTCGGTTGGCGTGCTCGGTCTGCCCTTCTTCACCCCGGCCAGCGCCGCCGCCAATCCGTTCCTTGTCGGGACGCTGTTTGACGGTACGCCGGTGCTCTCGCACTTCGGCGGGTCGAGCCTCTTCAATAGCTCGGGCGTGGTGGCGTCTGGTGGCAACCTCTCGGCGTTGTGGATGGTCAACCCTGGCGCCATCATGGATGTGCAGGGCCCCGACCATGGCCGGTTCGTGACCTCCGATGTGGTGGACGGTGACGCCCGTTTGGTGGTCACCTACTTCCAGCGGAAGCCGTGGATGGCGCTCCCCACCGCCAAGAAGCCGGTCGCCTTCGGCTATAACTTCAGCGTCTGAACGGAGGTTCCCATGCGTTTCATTGTCAGCATCTCGGGTATCACGACTGCGGCAGGCACCGGTGGCGAATGGGCTGTGCCCATGCCCTGCGCTGGCCGCATCGTGGGCGCGTACATCACCGATACCGATGGCATCGCGGCGGACAACACGGACTACGTGACCGCCACCATCTTCGGCACCAACGGCTATGACAGCCGCGCCGCAAACCAGGGCGCGCTCACCGCTGACACCCCGCTTGCGCTGAGCCTCAAGGCCAGCGAGACGGTGCTGGCCGCGGGCGCGCAGCTCAAGGTCAACCTCGCCAAAGCGGGCTCGGGCAAGGCCACCGAGGCGGGCGTGTCGTGGCTCATCGAGGCCGCTAACTAAGCGCGCAGCCGCGTGATACGCTGGGGCGGGGGCCTTCCCCCGCCCCTTGCTTTTGGAGGCCACCGTGGCGCTGCAAACCCTATCGATGCCGCAGCGGCAGAGCACCAAATCCGTGACCAGCGTGGATAGTACCGACGGTCTGGACATCACCATCCCGGTGGGCTCCGCGATCGTGCTGCTTCGCGCCGACAAGGACGCGCGGTGGCGGTGGTCATCGTCCGATGATCTCATGCCGCTCACGGTGGACACCTGGCTCAGCATCCCCGCGGCCACCTCGGCGAGCCTGACAGCCTCTCAGACGCTCCACGTCCGCGCGCATACCACCGCGGCCACCGTCTATGTGGTGGTGTCCTGATGTGGCCCGGCGCGCTGTGGCCGGTGGCCGCCACGCAAAATGGCACCGGTGGCGCATCGGTGGACCTAACCGCCCCGACGCCACCGGCGCAGGGGCCCGCCGAGGCCGCGGGGACCACCAGCGTCTCGGTGACGTACACCCACGCGGGCGCGCCAGCGGGGACCACCTATGCGCTGAGCGTTGTCAACATTGCCACAGGCTCGGCCATCACGCCCACCAGCGGCTCGGGCCTCGGGCCCTATGCCATCCCGGTGAGTGACGGCCTCAGCGCGCTGCACTACATGACCGCCACCGGCACCGATGGCCAGACCGCCCGCAGCATCTCGCGGAGCATCAGCGTCGCGGCCTCCCCGGCGCTTGCGTGGGCGGCACCCTCGGCGGCTGCTGTCAGCGCGGGGACCACCACGGCGACCATCACATGGGCGACGCCCACGGGTGGGACGGCGCCCTATAGCTATGGCGCGGCCTCGGTGGTCTATGACAGCCAAGGCGCATCCACGACTGTCACCCTGTCCACCTCTGGCTCTGGCGCTGGTAGCACCACGCTGAGCGGCCTCGCCAATGGGCAGACGGTCATCCTGTCGCGAACCGTCACCGATGCCGCGAGCGCGAGCCGCACCGTTCAGGGCGTGGCCACCGTTGGCGCCACCTCGGCCACCATCACCCCCGGCACCGCGCCCGCGTCGCAATCGCTGGCGGCGGGGAGCACATCGGCCACCATCGGCACATGGGGCGCGCCAAGCGGCGGGACAGGGCCCTACACCTACGCGGTCACTGAGTTGGGCGGGTCGGGTGTCACGATCGCAGGGTCGGGGCTGGGCCCCTGGTCTGTGGCGGGTCTGAGCGACGGCGTGACGTATGCCTTCATGCTCACGATCACAGACAGCCTCAGCGCCAAGGGCTACAGCGTGGTGACCATCGCTGTGGGGCGTGTTGCGACGGTCGGCGAATGGACCGTGGTGGATGCGGTAGACTTCACCGATGCTAACTGGACCGCGTTTAGCACGACCAGCACGACAGCTTCAACAAGCGCATGGTATGCGACGCTTTACGCCAGCGACGGCACAACGCCGCGGGCATACGTCTACAACAACAGCGTTGAGGCGCGGACCTTGAGCCTGTCGCCGTCCGGCTCGGGCTTGACCCTGGTCAACGGCGCGATCACCAATCAGCCGGCTATCGGCATTTGGCCGGCGGGCTGGGATGCGCTGCGGGGCGGTTCACGGCGCGACCTCTGGATGGTCGAGGCGATCGTCGCAGGGCGCGAGCCGAGCGGCACCGGCGCGTTTGTGCATATTCTGGACCTTGGGCGCGACGGTTACACGACGCCTGGGACCGGTCTGCGCAATATCAATACTGGATCATCGTCGATGGTGCGAGTGATTAGCTATCTGGTGTCTGCGGCTGAGCAGGCGATACAGACCGTAGCCCCTGGCACCTACAGAGACTACACCGCTGGGGTACAGGTAACGATCAACGATCAGCGCCAGCATGACGTTTTCGTGCGCGTCGGCGCGACTGACTACGGCGACCCGCAGAGTGGTCAGCGCGTGCGGGTACAGGTGGCATCCGGCGCGATGACATCGACCGCTGGTAACTACCCGGTGTCGGCCAACTGGTTTGATGCGAACATCCAGTTCCGCACAAAATGGTGGTTGTACCACGACGGCAGCGCGACCACGAATAGCGAAGTTCGCCTTCTCAAGCTGCGCCTGCTGCGCAAAGTCAACGGGAGCACCTGATGATCACTTCCTTCGAGTGGTACATCCCAGACCCGCAGCCCGAGGGCACCGTGTCCCTCGTGGTGCGGATGACGCTCGATGAAGCCGCCACGCTTGCGGCCATCGACCTGTCCAGCGCCACGCAGCCGGATGCGGCCACCTCACGCAGCCTCGCCCGCCCGCTGGTGGCGGCCATTCAGGCGGCCATCGCTGATGGCTCGCTGGTGCTTCCGTGAGCTTTGAGCGCATCACCGCGCTGGCTACCACCGCGCTGGGCCCCGACGATGGCCCACCGGGGCGCCGTTTGGCGTGGGAGGCCGCTATCCCCGGCCTCACCATGCAGCTCCGCGCCGCCATCCACGCGCGGGCGCAGATTGGCATCCGGCGCTATGGCGGACCGCTGCGGGTGGGCTGGCCCTATGCCACGGTGGGCGCGCTGCAAGAGGCGGTGGACCTGGTGGTGTACCTGACAGCGGATGAGACGGCGACCGACATCGAGCGCGCCCTGGCTCGCCAGCTCGCCGAGCTGCTGACAGCCCGTATCCAACGCACGCCCGCATCCATCGCGCTCGCGCCTGCCGAGTACAGGGGCCAGCCGTGAGGCCGGGCGCCCGTTTGGTGGCTGTGGGCCGCTGGGCTGATGTGCTCCGCGCCATCCGGGCGGCTATGCCCCGCCCCGTGGAGGCATGATGCCCGCCTACGTCGCGATCGTCCCCGGCCATGGCGCGCGCCCGGATGGGTGGGACCCCGGCGCATGCGCGGTGCGGCAGACTGACACCAGCCCCGAGCGGCTCGATGAAGCCGCGCTGGTGCGGCAGCTTGCGCCGCTGGTGCTTCACCACCTGATGGCTCTCGGTGTCAGTGGCGGCATCCACGATGCGCCAACACCATGCCCTGAGCAACACCCGGCGAAGCACTACCGCGGGCGTGTCGCCGAGGCGCTGCGCTCCGCTGCGGCGCGCAAAGTGGAGCGCGCGGTGGTGCTACATCTCCACCTCAACGCAGGCGGCGGGCGCTACGGCATGACCGTCACCGACCCACGCAGCGCGAGCTGTGCCGCTGTCGGCGCCAGCATCGACGCTGAGCTGCGGCGCCTGGCGAGCATCGGCGCGCCGAGCGCGGCGCCGACTACGGATACCTTCCCGCGGGCTCAGGGGCTCATCGACGCGGTGTGGCGTGAGGGCAGCTCGCACCCCACGATGACCATCCACGCGCTGGTGTGCGAGCCTGCCTTCATCGACCAGCCGCTACACCAGCCGCTTCTCGCCACATCGGCGCCGCTCAATGGCCCGCCCGTTGGCCTGAACGCTTTAGGCGCAGCCATCGCCCGCGGGCTCGTTCTGGCGGTGGGCCGATGAAAATCACCCGCGCGCCAGACCCCGCTTTTGTGCAGCCCGATGAGCCGACCCCGCGCGAGCGCAGGCAAGAGCGGCGCACCGCGCGGCGCGAGCGGCTGCTGGAGCTGGCGCCGCATGCGCTGGTGACCATGGCCACGCTTGTCTCCGCGCTATCGGTGCGCGGTCCCGGCGGGCGGCTGGTGACACCGCGAGAGGCGCGGCGGCTGCTCACAGAGGCCACGGCACTGGCTGAGATGCTGCGTCAGACCCTCGGACCCCAAGGGGAGGAGTGATGGCCACCACCACGCTGCTGAGCCTCGCCGACTACACCGCGCTGTACAACCGTGCCGCCACGGCGCCGGATGCGGTGGTGACCGCGCGGCTGCTGGACATGAGCGCCGCAGTGATGCGCTACATCGGCTGGCCCATCAATGCAGCCGGGGACCTGACCATGGCCTCCACGTCGCACATCCTGACGGTAGGCGATGACTATCCGCTGTGGGATGATGACCGCATCACGCTGCCGATCACGTTCGTGTCGGCTGTCGGCGAGGTGCGTGTGGGCGCCGACACCGCAGGCACCGCGGGTGCCGACTATGACGTACTCACCAGCGGCATCGACTACCGGGCGCAGCTCGCGGACCCGCTGCGGCCCGCGCTGCGGTGGCTGTCGGGCGTCTCGGGCGAAGAGCTACGGGTGGCGTGCACCGCGGGCGTGGCGGCCATCCCAGAGGACCTGCGCCAAGCGGTGGGGCGCCTCACCGCGTGGAGCCTCGGGTTGGACCTGCGCCAAGGGCGCGCCAGCATCAGCGACCCGCAGATGGCTACCACCGCCTACCGCGATGAGGCATGGCCGCCGGACGTGGTGGCCCTGCTGCGGCCCCATCTGTGCCCCCATGTGCGCGCGGTGCGGAAGTGACCTTCGCAGAGCTGGCTGCCGAGCTTGCGGGCGCGCCTGTCGCGCTGCCGCTGGCGCTGGCGCGGGCCGGTGCGCAGCTCGCGGAAGAGGGCCGCGGGCTCGGGCAAGCGAACGCAGCGGCGCGGGTGTACAGCCCCGCCAGCGGGCGCGGCACCCTCGGCGATAGCGTCCGCGGGCGCAGTGAGGCCACCGCCGAGGATGTGCTGGTGGAGCTGACAGCGGGCGAGCCGGGCACACCAGCGGCGGACTATGCGCGGGCTCAAGAGCTGGGCGCGGTCATCCGCCCGCGGCGAGCGCGGTATCTGGCCATCCCGACTGACGCGGCCATCCGTGGCGGTCTGCGCTCCATCCGCGACCTGGCACAGCCCCGATGGGTGCCGCGGCGGGCGGGTGGCTGGCTTGTTTTTGGGCCCGCTGGTGTGCTGCTTTTTGTGCTTACGCCGGGCCCGGTGACGCTACCGCCGAAGTTTTACTTGCGGGACGCTTGGCAGGACGTGGTGCGCATCACCCCTGAGCGTTTGCCGCTGGCGGCCCTCATGGGCCTGGAGGATGCCGCATGAGCCGTGCCGAGGCTGCCGCGCTTGTCTCCCTGTTGGGCGGTGTGACGCTGACTGATAGCGGCCTCACCGGCTCCCCGGTCGCCCTCAGTGGCCGCGTGCGGCTGGTGACCCCGCGTGATGCGGTAGCGCCTGAGGCTGCGCCGGTCTGCTACGTGGTGCTCTCGGGCGTCACCACGGAGCGCGACGGTATCCAAGGGTTGACCAGCGATACCTATGAAGTCCTGCTTCATCTGAGCTACACCACAGAGGCGGAGGCCACCCTGGCAGGCGCTGAGGTGCTGCGGCAGCTCGCGGATGCAATCCTCGGCGCACCGGGCACGCTGGCGCATGATGTCAGCCTGAGCGCCGGTCAGGTGGTGCTGGACCGCGAGCGCGGGCGGGTGGCGTGCTATGCTCGGGTCCTCTGCCGCACCCTGAGGGGTTGACCATGCCGTGGCCATCAGCGTCAAACCGCAAATACCGTGTAGCTGTGACGTGGACCATCAGCAGCACCAATCCGCCAAAAGTGGACTTTGGGCCTGAGTTTGCGGACCTGTGGAGCAGTGTGCAGAGTGATGGGTATGACCTGCTGGCCTGTGATGCGAGCGGCAAGACCGTAGCCCATCAGCGCATCACATGGTCATACGCCAACAAGGGCGCGACTATCCAAATCACCTGCCCAAGCGGGCTCCCCGCAAACGCCACGGTGGGCGTCGTCTACCTGTATTGGGGTGCCGATGCGACGGTGAGCGTGGACCCATCCACCACCGTTAGCGGCACAGCAGCGGCGGGCTTTGCGGTGCCACCCGGTGGCCTCCCCGGTGTCAGCCTGGAGGGCTCCGCGGTCATCCCCGAGGGTAACGGCTACACCGCGAGCGCCAGCATCCTCGCACCGGTGGGCGGCATCACGCTCGCGGTGGCCCCTGTCGCTCTCGCGCTGGCTGATGTGAGCATCCGCGGCGGGCGCGAGCTGGAGGACGTGGAGGGGCTGCGGGTGGAGGTGCTGGATGCTGATGCAAGCGGCGCGCCAGCCTCGCCCGGCACATGGGTTGCGGGCGTGCGGCTGGCTTGGTCTGCTGACCGTGGCGCCGCCATCCTGGCCGCTGTCGCGCCCGCCACCGCCGAGCTTGGCTTGCTGCGCTTGCGAGCTTGGACCACCGGCCCGCAGAGCGGCGGCCTACTTGACCGCGCCCCCACCACCTACGCCCTGCTGCAAGGCGTGACGCCTACGGAGTAACCCCATGTCTAAAATCCTGAGCCGCAACATCAACGCCGGTAGCGTCGGCATCGTCGCTGATGGCGGCAGCACTACCACCTACGGCACCCTCCCCACCACCAGCGACAATATCGCGTGGCTCCGCGTCGCCGAGGTCGGGCTGCAAGAGGCCGTGACCAGCGTGGTGGTCGATGACCTGAGCGGCTCGGGCTCGGGCGTCGAGGGCGCACGCTACGTGACCGCCCGCGAGGTGGCGGGCTCAATGCGGCTCGCGATGACCCATGAGGGCATCGGCGCGGTGCTCGCGTGGACCCTCGGCGGCACCACGTCCAGCAGCGGCGCTGGCCCGTACACGCACACCTACCCCACCGGCATCAACACCCCGTTCCGCTCGCTGGTGCACGTCTACACCGCGGCGGATGGCACCAGCCTACAGAGTGAGTTCGCGGGTTTGCAGGTTGAAAGCCTGAGCCTGGCGATCGAAGCGGGCGGCATCGCTTACGCCACCATCAACGCCCGCGGCTTTGTAGCCTCGCGGTCGAGCACCTATCAGCTCGGTGTGGCTGCTACGCAGACGCCCGCCGCCGATGCCTACGGCACCTCTGTCCCGGTGCTCGGGCGGACCGGCTCTGTCCTGAGCTATGGCGGCAATAGCGTGGCGTGCCGCTCTTTGACTTTGAGCCTTACCCGCCCGCTGGACCGCGCGGTGGACTTTGGCGGCGACTACCCCGCCGAGGGCGTGCTGAGCGGGCCCATCAGCGTCACCCTGGAGGTGACCCGCGCGGCGGACGAAGACGACACCGCCACGATCCGCGCCGCGTTGATGGCCGGCTCTGCGGCTGACTTGTCAATCTCGTTCACCTCGGGGACGAAGGTTGTCTACATCGAGTTGAGCGATGCGGTGGTGACGGCCTACGGTGCGCCGTTCTCGTCTGGCGGCGCGCTGGTGGAGACTGTGACCTTTACCGCGCAGGCTCTGACCACGGGTGACTATGGCTTCCGCTTCCGCATCACCAACGCGGCGGCGGCAGCGGTGACCACCAACGGGACCTGGGCCTGATGAAGCCCGGCGCCGCCATCCTCGCGCGCGCCTTGGCGCAGCCGCCCATCACGGGCGGGCTGTTGCCGGGCATCACCGCGCTGTGGTGGCGAGCGCCGACACCCGAGGAGGAGTGGACACACCGCGAAACGCTGCGGCGGCTGTTGTCGGGCGATGCGCTCGACGAAGCCGCATGCGATGAAGTTGAGGGCTTGCTGGCCGCGCTGGTGTGCGGGTGGTGGGGCCGCGATGCGGATGAAGATGACCTGACCCCGATTGGCGAGCCAATCCCCTGCCGCTTCGCGCATGGCGTGGTCAGCGTTGATCAAGACTGGCCATGGCTCCCCGTCGATTGGCTCGCACCCCATCGGGATGTACTGCTGATGGCCATCGTGCAAGCCATCGCCGCACGCCAAGTTGCCGCCGCAGCCTACGCCACCACGCCACCACCAGCGCCCCCCGAGGGCGTGGCGGTGCCTACCTGTCTTGGATGGGTGGCGCTGCGGCTGGCGCACCTTCCGGCGCTCACAGGGCGCCAAGACTTGCGCGACCGATGCGTGGCGGTCGGGCTTGCCGCATGGCTGGGCGTGAGCGTTGACCGCGACGCCACGCCCGATTGGCTGCGCTTGGCCGCTGATGTGTCGGCGCTGGTGTGCGCGCGGTGGACCGGCTCCGCATGGGAGCCCACCACGCTCGCGGTTCAGCCCTCGCATGAGGGCGGCATCTGGGCGGGGAGCCTTCGCGCCGCTGACCTGTTGGCGCTCTGGCGCGCCGGCATGGCGCCCGCGCTCGATGCGGGTGATCTTGTGCGGCGGTGGCTCCCCGAGGCTCAAGAGGGTGAACGCCCGCGCCCGCTGCCATCGGCGGATGGCGGCGCGCTACCTTGGGCGGAGGATGCCGCTTGGCCCGCGCTGGGCCCCGAGGCGCGCGCATGGGCGCGGGCTGCATGGGCGGTGGCTTGGCAGCGGCAGAGCGCCGCGCTGATGGGGTTGACCGATGGCCGCTGACCGCCGCGTGACCTACCAGCTCGCCATCAAGGCCGGGCAGAGTTCGGCGGTGCTCCGCGCCGTGGCCGCTGATGCGGAGGCCGCAGCCGCCGCCATCGCGAGCCTGACAGAAGCACAGACGCGGGCGGCTGGCGCCTTCGCTGGCCTCGGGCGCGCTCGGGCGCAGGCAGGCGCGACCGGTGGCACCGTGGAGGGTGTGGTGAGCCGCGGCAGCGCGGCGCGTGACCCAGAGCAAGCGGCGGCACGGTCCGCTGAAGCCGCAGCGGCCCGCGAGGCGAAAGCGCAGGCGGCGGCGGTGGCAAAGGCACAGCGGGCCGCGGCTGCCGAGGTGCGTGCCGCCGAACGCGAGTTTGAGAAGCAGCGCGCCGCCGACATCCGCAACAGGCTCGGCGCCATCCGCGGAAACGCACAGCTCGAAATCGAGGCCATCAACCGCCTGGAGGAGAAGCTGGCCGCGCTTGGGCGGCTCAGCGCAGACACCTCGGAAACGCTCATCCGACGGCGCGCTGCGGTTGAGGCTGACGCGGAGCGGCAGGCGGCCAGCCTCGCCAGCCGGGGAGTGAGCCCGACACAGGCTTTTGGTGCGCGCGGCACACGACAAACCACCATCGGAAGCGGTGTGCTGTCGGGATTTTTTGACCAGCTTTTTGGCCGCATGAGCGACCAGCAGGGCGGCGGAGCTTCCGCAACCGCGAGCGCCACAGCAAGCGCCTCTGTGCAGGTGCTGAGCGCGCAGCTGGTGAGCTTGCGTGAGGCGGCGGGAAAGGCTGACAATAGCCTCAAGACCCTTGCG